TTTAGGTTAGCCATGAGATTGGGATGGATTGGTATGAAGTCCATGGGAAGCCGTGCTTCTCGCACCACTTCGCATAGGTGGTTTTGGACCCTTTGTAGATCTTGTTAAAGGGTGCTTGAAAGACGAATCGAATATCTAAGTCTGGATTGCTCTTCTTCACTGCTTTCATCTTGCGCCTGTCTTCGCTTGTCAGGCGACCCTTGACTTCTAGATAAATACCATTCGGCAAAAGAAAGTCGGGGATGTAGTTGCATTCAAGAACGTAAGGAAGTTTACGTGATTCGTATTCGTAAGAAACTTTCAAGCTAGAGAGAAGGTCAGCGACCTTACCCTCTAAGCCTGATCTGAACATCAATCTTCTTCGATAGCTTTCTCTACAATCTGTTCGATGATCTCAGTGAAAGCACGACTCAGATCGTAGCGGAAGTCAGACTTGTCACCCTTGTAACGGGTAACAGTAATAGGGGGAATGGTGAGGGTAGCAGTAGCCTCCCACAACCCAAACTCCTTGTTTTTGGTGTAATTAACTTCAAGCATCAGAAGTCATCCTCATCGACAACATCAGCAGAAGGAGTCACGTTAGGATCGGCTGCCTTGAAACCAGCAGTTTTACCAAACAACTCAGCCACGGATGCATCATCCAGATCACCAGTGTCAATACCAGCAGAAGCGTTGAGCGCAACAATTTGAATACCAGCCAGTTTAAGACTGGTTCCGTAAGTCACACCATCTTTAAGGATGTAAGGCTTTTGGCGGAATGCGAGCTTCACTTTCGATCCACCATACAGAGGAGTGTCAGCGTCGGTAATCAGAGTACCTTCAGTATCCACAACGGGAGGACGATTCTCATCATTCCAGCTGAAACGGACTTGGTATTGTCCGTCTTTCACTTCTTCCCAAGGTTCAGGCTTAAGCGTAGCCCGCTTGGGATTCTTTAGTTTAGATTCTGCCCATTTGAGCAGTTCAGTACGCTCATCTTCAAGCGTATTGATCGTGTCTTGATTAAGCAGTGCAGACAGTTTGTAACCAAACTTGCCAGGCTTCAGTACAGCTTGGAACCCTTCAAGGACAACAGGCTGTTCGGTCTTGTGGATGGTTTGTGCCATTAACAGAAAAAGTAGGTGGATTCAATAACCGATTCAGGCTCAAGATCGCCAATGATCGGTGGGTCGGTCTCTGCTCCTATTTGTTGAGCAAAGTCTTTCAGGTAATCATGATCAGAAAATAAGTGCATGTATGTTTCACGTACTATGGTTGATAGTACGGACATATCTGTTGCACGACATAACACTGAGTCATGAATTAAAGCAATGGGAGCATTAAAGCGTAACGTTGCTAAATGAAGCAACGAAGCATCTAATGAGTGGATCAGATTAGGACTGGTAGCTGCTTTATGTTTATTGATGTCTACCTCAGTGGAATCACCAACAGCAACTGTTACCATCTTAACTTTACCAAGAAGCTGAAGATCCATTCTAACTACTTCTGGTTTCATAATCTTTTGAGAGACGATAAAACCTGACGGAGTTGTCCAGGATAATTCAGTGGTGCCTCGCTTGATTGCATTGGAAACCTCTGCTTCAATCCATTCCATAACCTGTTTAGGTCCTGGAAATAAAGTGAAGACTGCTTCTCTCAATGCATGAGTGATGGCAGTGATGTCCTCTTTGGATACATCTAATCCCTTGCCTTTGTTTTTATCAGTCAAGGCTATCTTGACGTAATTCCAGTTAGACTTAAACTTAGCGTTGTAAGGGATGGTCATGACTAGGCGTTTGGCAACACCTCTGTCAATGTGATCACGCCATTGTGCTGGACAATGTGGTTTAGCTAAATCAGCAACAGCCTTGTATGCATCTTGTGGTTTATCGCCTGGCAGAACGTTTACAAGACGTGCGGTGGACTTATCCCTAGCTAATCCTGCTAAGATCTGAAGACCTGAACAAGTAGCATCAGTTGCCACCATTAACTGTGTAAACTGCCTGTCGGCAATAAGGACACAATGGTAATACTCTTCTGCAGCTGCAAGGAATTGCCAAGGTTCACTTGCTCCTTCCCAAAGATGTAAGTTATCTATTGGGTTGGTTGCGATGATTGTGAATAATTCATGATTAGCCCTTGCCCATTCTAAGCGTTCACTCATTGGAGCTTTATCAAGACCAAATGTAGTGGACACTTGAAAGGCTAACCATTCTTCAGCTTCTGGAGTTACATAAGACCCCTCTGCAAACCAAATCAAACTCTTTCCAAAGTCTGTGTCTTGCGGAGTGAGGAAGCTGGGAATAGGATAAGCTCTACCTCTATAATCAAAAGACCAAGGAAGATAGAACTTGTCTACTTCTTTGAACCTTTCTAGTGCTTTCATTGTCATACGAGTACGACATGATTTGCGCACTAAGGCATGATTCCTGTTGTGTACCTCTGCAGCTTCTCTACAGTATGTTTTACGAGCTGCTTCATTGGTCTCAATGTCAACAGGTTTAGGAGGTAAGGGTTCAGTGGCAGTGTGTGGGATGAATTTTGGATCTTTACTTCCTACTTTCCATCCCTTAGCGTACAGCGTCTCGGCAACATACGCTATGAAGGGGTTTACCTGGTAGGCTACCGATTGAATTTTGTTCAGAAACTCAATTGGTGTTTCCCCCTGTATACGGCCCGGATTACCACGACGAACCATGCTGTGACCGTTCATTACCTCATCAAGGAGGTAACCACCATCACTGCTAGATGACCAAGGTCTAGGCGGTACCAGCATGGGCCAATGCTCAGCAGAGAACAGCTCAGCTTGAGCCAGGATCTGATCCTTGAAGTCCATGAACTTCGGAGTGGGTACCAAGTAGGTCCTTGTGGCTTTACCGTCCCTGGCTACATAATCCGTGAACCAACCTGATGTAGAGATGACAACATCAACAAGGATGTTACCAAGCTTAACTCTTACAGGTCTTGCCCATTTGTTCCAAGTAATATCAGCACGCTTCATCATTAACTGAATGTCAGTTAACTTTTGCTGTGTACCACAGGCAGCGTGCCAATAGTTTTCTTTGAGAACTCTTAATAAACCAGGAGCTTTACGTTGGTAATAACGCATTTGACACTCCTGCATAAGAGCAGTGCCAACACTTTCAGCAACATTAACTAAAAGGTTATCATCCTCATCTTTGTATGAGAAGACCTTATCAAAGACAATTTTGCAAGCAATGCCAGCAGCTACAAGTGGTTCAATATCATCTAAGTACAACTTGATTTCTTTAAAAGCTGCACCGTTCTTACCTTTGTGGATGCGTGTCTTGATGTTAGATAACTCTGCTTCCACATAAGGTATTAACTCTTGAATTGAAGAGATACCGTAGATAGCACTTGAAGCGTAGGCTCTATTCTCAGCTTTGATTGTATTTTGCTGTAGAGTGTTTTTACCAATGTGTATTTGTAAACGCTCTTGATCTATTTGCTTATCTATAAGTTCTTGGGATACCGTTGTTGTTAAGTTCTTTTTGTAGACGAGTGATGCGTGCTCTGACAAACTCAGCTTGTTCCTCCGGGAATGTGTTGTTTGTGTAAAAGCTTAGCTCTTCAGATAACCTGGAACGTTTATTCCAAAACATCTTCGGTTTCAATAACATCATGGTCATCTTGAAGCTGCTCATACGCCAATTCAAGAATCTCTTTACGATGAGGATGAGCCTTGAGTTGGTTGATCAGTTGATGAAGACGACGATAGTAAACCTTACTCGTCATCTTCGATTCGCTCACAGACAAGGTGGTGGATAGCATCATGGTCACAAACGGTAAACTCAATGTCAGGGGTGTGCATAAGTTGCCGCACTTTGTTTTGTGCAGCGTAATCACGCATGTACACGTGCTCCTTAACTTTGTAAGTCTTGGTGTCACGTACACGAATGATGCAATAAACAGAAGATGGAAGTTCCCATCCTCCTACCTTCCAGTCCATGATCTCATCAAACGTGTGACGTTCAAAGGCTTGGTCTGGAGTGTCTTTGTACATCTCCCAGTTGTTTGGGAAATAACGCTTACCATTCATCGGCTTGCCTTACATCAAGTAGTTCATCATTACGTTCATGGGACAACTCTAAAGCCATCCAAGCGGCTTGCTCAGAGTCGGGTGCTAGCAAATGCATAGTACCTGAACGTAGCTTCACTTCATACAGTTTCGGCGGGTTGTTGCGGATCATCGGAGGGTTTGGCAGAGGAACGTTTGCGGGTGATCTTAGATTTGATTTCAGGTACGTCCATGCTTTCGTTGTACGCTTCACGAAGTTCATCCCGAAGAAGGTTGTATTGGTCGGTGTGTTCACCAACTCCTTGGTAATGATGAAGCCAACATTCGACTGCATTGAGTAGCAGCCATTCACGGGTTTGAGTCATAGGGTGTTGGAAATGCGGTCAAGTCGATGGATAATTGAAAGCAGCTGCGTCCTTGTGATAAGACCACGGCGGTGATCTTTAAGGGCTTGCTCTTCCAATTGACGAAGTGTGGTGTGGTTGTAGTTCATAACAAACCATAAAAAAGACGCTCAATAACTGAGCGCCAGTACGTCCTTGTGATTGTGAATCAGTCGAAAAGACATGTATTCTCTTCGACGAAATCAATAGCCTCATTTTGTTGCCAATCAAACCAGCATTGTTCTAAGATAAGCTCTAAAGCTTGCTGCTTTGATGTAGCATTGAGAAGCTCAGTCTTCAGGCTTGATGGAATCATGGTAGGTCTGAGTGAGTGCTTGCATGGTTTCATAAAGAGAAGAAAAGGCAGAAGTAGAGAGCGTGTTTACTCTCCACAACTGCCTAAACTTCTCTTGAGATTGAGTAGCTTTAACCTTCCTAATCATAGGATGTTAAGTGTACTCAAATGGTCAGACAATGCTGCCTCTAGTTGATCGCAACGGTTTCCCCATGTGAGTTTAGAATCTAGACTGTCAGCAATGTCTAGCTGTTCACGAGCATATTCGAGTTGCTCGATTAGGTAATCGTAGTCGGATTGCATCAGGCTGCCTCTCGTTCTTGCTGACGTTTCTTGTATTCAGCACGGGCTTTGAGGCACGCTGCTGTCTCTTTCTTTTGTTCAGATTGAGACTTAACAGTAAACATTTCGACTCGGTATTCTTCCCCCGAATCCATATGTTCAGCACTGATGCGAAGCCGCTCAATTGCTGCTGTCATGTCTTCAAAGACACCGCAGATAATTTGACTGCCATCGTAAGGGCAGATACGGCTGAGAGTAACAACATTCATCGGTAAGATGTTGGAAGTGGGCAATTGGAGAGACTGTGTGAGTCCCTCAGAAAGGGAGACACGGTTAAGTGCATCCCTAAGTGAGAGAGTCAGTTGACCTTAACGATGTCAAGGTAACCGTTTGGGTAACGGTCGCAGTAATCATCAAAGACAGAATCTGCATCCTCGTAGGTATCGTAACCGTCGAGGATTTCGTGGCTGCCTTCAATGGACCACTTGACGATGGCGTAGTACATAACCAACAAAAGGAAAGTGTGGTGGGTTTGTGTTAGTTAGGCGGGGATGAGTTCTTCTGCTTCAAGCACACGGCTTTGGCAGTAGTCCTCAACAACAACCCAAACGGCTTTCTCTTTGAGTTCTTGCATCGTGTAGAACTCACTGGTGTCTACCAGTTCGTGCAGTTTGATGTCAAGAATCTCTAGAGTGTGCTCGATTTCTTCTTCGTGCTCCATGTAGAAATCATGAAGCTCTGAAGAGTAAATGAAACCAGAGACACCACCGACACAGCCGTAATTGGCTACGTCTTTGCATTCGTCGAGATCAGTGAAGCGATCATCGAGAGTGTCGATCAAGCTAGGCATGATTGTGAGATGTTGGAAAGTGTAGCTCTAAGGGCTACAGAAACCCATCATAAAGACATGATGGGAAAGTGTAACCGTCAGCACAGAATGTCAAGGATCAGTCCGGCGATACCAGCGGTAACCAGTAGCAGACTGATCGAAGGCAGTTTAACTGAGGCAGCTGCCAGAAAGGCAGCAATTGAAACAAGTGTTAACATTGCCAAAGGTGCAAGTGGTGTCGGTGAAGTGCCGATGCTTGCAGTGTAGGCAAGGTGGCGGTTAACTGGCGTTAAACCGTAACAACTTGTAATGGTTAGGTGTGTCTACCAGCTCTCACGGCAGGAACCCACGCCGCTCTTCGCCTTAGTCCGGTTGATCCGGTAGCGAGCTGCTTATGCGGTTGTCGAGGTGCGATGTCCACAAGGTAGCGATGTTGAGCCGGTTGGCAAGAGGGAGAACGATTAGCACTTCTTATCATTATTGATAAGCTTTGCTAATGAGGCCAAACAGATCGTGTGAAATTCTGTTACCTTCCCCCTTATTGCAACTCATTCTCAATAAGCCAAAGTCACCCTATATGGTATAGCGCCACGGTTTAACGCCGCTTAGACGGTTTCACTAATCGCCCTAGCCCGGCTTTTTACCGCTCACACCGGCTACGATCACCCCCATACGGGGGATTGGTGGCCCGATCCCTATGCGATCTCCCTTCACAAATTTTTGTCAGGATTCTCTGAGACCCCTCTAGAAGCCTCTGTAAGCGGTTTAACGCCGGTTTCCCTCTCCGTATACCACGGAGCACTCAGACGCATCTCAGAGAAGCCCAGAGACCCCTCTCCGGGTTGTTCTGTGTAAACCGGTGTCACATAATCGGGTAAAAGCGGTAATTCAACCGTTTCAACCGCCTTATCCACTTCTACTTTAATTCGGTAATCAATAATTTTTTCTTCCAGCCACCAAAGACACCCGAAGATGAGGTGATCCCACCAAGGGATACCTCTACTCCAGGCTTTGTAGAGAGTTTTGAACTCATTTAGTCGTAGTTTTTGTTCCACATTGCCTCGCAGACATTGGGGAGGTGTTGATAAAGAAGATCCTGGACATGACCGGCTATCTTGGCGTGTTCCTTTTGCGTACCATGAGCGGTACGAAGGTCACAGTAATGCAACCAAGACCTGATTGTTCCATTCATGTACAATTTAGTCGGCATAGAAAGGGGAAGTACTTCTCTTGCACATTCCTTAGCTATCCCGGCTTCAAGCAGTTTCTTGTAGACTAACTCCGAATGTTTAAAGAGTTGCTTTACTTCTTGTTTAAGGAACAGGTCTTCATCTTCTACTTCAATACTGTTCTGGCGGTTTTTACTGTCTTGAAGACGGAGTTGCGGTTCAACCGGTTTACCAAGCTGTGAAGCATCGGCATACCGTTGGCTAAACTCCTGGAAAGAGAATGAACGGTGACGAAGGATCTGTGCTGCTATAGACCGTGTGGTACTTATCTCTACACACATGTTCACCATTTCAAAAGGTGACCAGTGGGAGTGTTCGATGAGGTACTTAATCAACCTAGCACTTGTCTGAGTGTTGGTTTGATTACTTGGATTACTTACTCTAGCCATGTAGCTGATTAGTTCTTCAGCATT